CAACTTGTATAAGAAAAGCAAGAAAAGAGCATGTGTGTGACACTTGCGGCAGCAAGATATGCAAAGGGGAAGAATACGATCTTCAAACAAACAAAGATGAGGGAACACTCTATACGTGGAAAAGTTGTCATCATTGTAAACCATTAGTTAGGCAGATGTGGGCTGAAGGATACTTTCCTGATGGATACACAGAAACTGATTTTGAAAACTTCTTAGCAGACCACCCAGAGATAGAGTTTAAGAAAAGATAACTTGGAGGTGCGATGATGAAACTAATGAAACTTATCAAACAGAATCCGGAATTGGAAGTGATTCCGAGAATCAAAGGTGAACATGAACAAGGCTATATAAGTGAATTTGGAAATGCCTACATCGACAAGGTCCTCTACAGAGGGAATAAGGTTTACTTCTACAAGGACGATTATGACAAACTTGTTGAGGAAGTGGTGGAAAGGGATTACTGGTTGCACTATGAGAAGGTTTTGAGTAAGGACAAGTTTAGGGAAATGGCCGAAAAGATGGTTGACCTTGAGGACTGGGAAGATGTTATCGTCTTGGATATTGTGGAGGACGGCGAGGGAGTGCCGATGGAAGTTGAGAGACACAAGTGTAATTGGTGCGGAGGTACCATAAACCCGGAAGATGATTTGTTCGAGGTTGGTTGGGCCGGCAAATACCACACTCACTGCTACCAGAAGGCAACATCTGAAAGCTATCACTTGGGATAAAGGGGGAATTGGGATGGAAATCAAGAAGGAGCATTTGAGGACATTGTGGTATGAGGACATGAAGGGCAACTATCTAGGGGAACCGGACTACAAGGACGGGAGTTTCAACGAACCTCCGCAACCATATATACAGGTTGCAAGGTTCCCTATGGAACTTAACACAAGATATCTCAAGGTGGAGGACAACAAATCAAAACACTTGATGACGGCACACCAGACATGGAATGACGAACTTGTCCTGAATATGTACAATAACACCGACTACAGTCTCTATGACTGCATAATCATAGTAGCCACAAGTTGTGAAAGGTGCCTAAACGTGCTTATCAACAAATATGGTGGATTCGGAGATGACCAAGGATATGAGGAAGGAAGTCCACAATGGAAGAAGGTTGGTACAAGTTGTAGGTTCTGTAGCGAGGAAGAGGGCGAAGATGAATAAATTAGATAAACTTATTAAATGGCAATTTGAAAGTCACATCAACATGACTAACGAACACGCATTAATGGAAGTGTCAACATACAAAAACATCCCGATAAGAAGGGAAACCCATACAAAGTACAGAAATGGCAAGCCTGGGAAAAGCGAGGTCATCTATTGGACCCCATCAGATAGTGAAAATTATAAGACATTGGAAGAGTTATTTATAGCGATAGACAGGAGGGGTTAGGGTGGACCTATGCGAATGGAAAATCACGGACACGGATGAAAACACATGGGAAAGTGAGTGTGGGTTACTATGGCAATTTATGGATGGCAGTCCAACAGACAACGGCATAGTTTATTGTCCAAGGTGTGGCAGAGAAATGGAAGATGATAAGGAAGCCAGGGTTACGAAAGCCATGTCAAAGAAGGTAAAGCGTGAATTGTATGAAGTTAACAATGGAGGGCAACTATCAGAAGGGATTATGTACAAGTGTCCCTCGTGCGACAATCAAGACACCATATGGGACATAACGGGGGATGGCATGAACTATTGTGGAGAGTGTGGGCAAAGGTTAGATTGGGAGGGGTGGAGTGATGAAATATAAATGGTGGGATAGATACACAGAAGCTAGGAAATGGCAGATAGCACACAAGGAAGCAAACATGGAAACACACAACGCAACAACTAAAGAAGATATGATGAACATAATCAGATTTCTGGTTGATTGTGTGGACCCGAATCTAAGAGAAGAATTTGATTTTGAAAACAGTCAAATATACCCATCAGAAAACGAGGTGGAATAATGAATGAATGGATTCCAATAAAAAAAGAATGGCCCTCAAAGAAAGGTAGATATTTAGTCACTTATAGGGAGTGGTCCAATGGAGATTATCTCCCAAAATATGACGATACCTATGTGAGGATATTAAGATACAGCGAAGCAATATTCAGATTTCCAAAATGTATCAATCCTGAAGCTGAGGCAGACACAAATAGGGAAGTAATAGCATGGATGGAGTTACCAGAAATTTATAAGGAGGTGGAGTGATGTTTGAGTTTATAATTGTAGTTTATTGTTTGGTGGGATTGACTTACAACCTATTTCTGATACCGCACAAAAACAAAGAGATATACAAGCAAAATCAATATATCCTAGAGAGATATGAAAAGATGGACGAAGCCCTTGATAAGCTGATTGAGTATTTGGAATCGCAGGAGGTGGAGTGATGAATAAGGTAAGCATAGAAATAACATCAGAGGGTTGGAAAATCACATTAGACATAAACGGAGAAAAGATTGTTGAAGAGTATGAGATAACAGAAGGCGTACGTGGAGTCGGAGGCGATATAGAGGATTCCGATTTGGTGAGTGATGAATTGTATGAAGCTTTGAACAATTACTTTTTATTCGATATTATGTTAATTCTAAATGAATATGAAGGGGTGGAGTGATGGGAAATTCAGCCGTTGATAGCATGGTAAGGGAAATTGATGCACTTAGCGATAGACTGTATTATACCGAAGAGAAGGTAAAGAAGCTTAGGAAGATAATCAATGATGTTAGGGAAATTGCTTGGGGAAGGGATGTACCCCATTCCACTGTACCGGAATACATTGAGCTACACCAAGGCATGAAGGAAATAATGGACTATATCGACGAACATATGGAGGATTTGGTATGAAGATGGAAATCGACAAGGAAGAGATATTCCAGAGGGTCAACGTTATAAACGACATTGAAAAGGTCCTTGCCATACTCAAAAAGACCATACCGAAGAGGGCAAGACCTGAGTATGGGACAAGCACGGCTCCTGTATGGTATGAGTGTCCTACATGCAAGGCCATGATAGACGATGATTACCTGTACTGTAACAAGTGCGGTCAGGCTATAATTTGGGAGGGTGAGTGATGGAGACAGTGAAATACAGGGATATAATCGACGAGATAGTGAGTGAGACCGGTAAGGTCTACTATGATTACCCACAACTTGACGTATGGGAGGCCATTGACATAGCGACAAGGGTTGTCAAATACAAGTACAAGGAGGTGGAGATAATTGGAGATTAAGGTATCGGACGACTACATGATAACAAGTGACGACAGGCAATACATCCTCCGGGAGCTTTACGTCGACAAGGACGGCGAAGAGAACTGGAAGCCAAAACACTACTTCGGCAAACTTGAAACCCTACTCAGTCATTATCTGGACTTAAGGGTGAGGAAGTCAGATTCAAAGACCATGAAGGAACTCATAGAAGAGGTCAAGGGAATCAGGAAGGAAATCACACAGGCGATTGAATCCATAGGAGCCTCTTAGAGCGTTTTTAATACGTTAGGCATGTAAGACTATAGGTAAGGTGGGTAAAACGATTGTGAGGGTGTCTACAGGTCCTCAGAATAAATCCTAGAGGGAGGGATTAAGGTGAGAAAAACAAGAGTGGCAAAATGGACTGAAGAGGACGAGGAATTTATAAGACAATCTTTTGGCAAGATGCCTCAAAGTAAAATAGGGGAAGCCTTGAACTGCACTAGGTCACAGATGGATAGGAAGATAAGGGAAATGAGGGACAACGGAACTCTCACAGGGGAACCCTACAGGGAACACTTGGGGAACCCGAAGCAGACCTTCAGGTTGTTGCCGTCACAACATGACTTCGGAGTTGACACAGGTGATGTTTGCATAGTCAAGGGGACCAACAAGGGAAACAATCACAACATAGACAAGAAGTGTGAGGTCATCTACAAGGATGACAAGATAATAACCGTCAGGACCAAGAATTATCCACTGTCCTTCACTTTGGTAGATGTACTTATAGGGAATGTTGTAATTGAAAAGGTGGTGTAGGAATGTCTAAACCGGTGAGGATTTTACAGAACAACGGGAAAATCAGGACCATAGGCAACATAGAGGGAGATACCTTCTACTCCAAGAGAAAGAAGAGCAAGCACTTCTTCAGGAAGGCAAATGCTTGGGGGATAGACAATCAGACCCTTAACGACTTGGAGGTCATACACGGGGTCAAGAACATAGTCATAGTTGACACCGAATCCGGAAAGCGTTACAAGACCACGGTAGATAACTTCAAGGAAAAGGGATTCTACCTCAACTACAAAGACTTCAACAAACAGATATTTCTTGGGGAGGAGGATTGGAATGTCAAAAACTAGAGAAGATATCGTCAGCGACTACCACTTGTTGATACTTCTGCAAAAGGCTGAAAGAATGGTGAAACGAATGAAAGGAGCTTTTCAGCTTACAGTCTCCATAGACCACAAGGAGGATTTTAAATTCACCAATGCAGATTTTATAGACGTGTTGAGGGAGAGTGTAGAAAACGAAATCGCCGTGATAAAAGAAGCTTTGGAACTGGAGGAATGATTATGACAAACAGTAGGAACAAGGGAGTTGTGGGAGAGCGTGAATTTTCAAATTTATGCAAGGACCACGGCTTTGAGACTAGGAGAAGTCAGCAATATGCCGGGATAAACAATGATGCGGATGTGGTTGGGATTCCCGGCCTCCATCTGGAAGTCAAGAGGGTGGAAGCCTTCAGTCTCTACAAGGCCATGAAACAGGCCATAAGGGACAAGACGGAGGAAGAGGTCCCGGTGGTGGCTCACAGAAAGAACCGTGAAGAGTGGGTTGTTGTGTTAAGGGCCGAGGACTTTTTGGAAATGTACAAGCAAGTGTTGGATAAGGGTGAGTGCAAGTGTAGTGGAGAATGTAGACACTAGAAAGGGGAATGATAGCATGACGGATATGTGGAAAATGGCTTTGGATGTTGAGAATGAAAACGTGGGGTGGGAGCTATACACAAAATTAGCTCAAAGGACTAGCTCAAACAAACACAAGATGGATAAGTTGCAAAACGGAATCATAGGGTTGTGCGGTGAATCGGGAGAGTGCATTGACCTGTATAAGAAACACAAATTCCAAGGACATGACTTGGATAAGGATAAACTGAAAGATGAATTGTCCGATATCCTCTGGTACACGGCGGAGCTATCAGTGGGACTTGACAAGACTTTGGATGCGGTGGTAAGAAGAGGGGATTTTGAGGACTTTGAAGATATAGCAAGGACAATCAACAAAAGGGAGTACATGCGTGAGGCCGACAAGCTTATTTACAAGGGATTGTTGGAAATCAACGTGTATTCAGGTGATATGGCCGAGTACCTAGTCTACTATCTGGACGGGGAAGAGCTATACACAGAACTTATGGAACACAGATTATTCCTTCTCTTATTGGCGGTAGATAAGGTGGCCTATGCAATAGGGACCAACCTGAAGGATGTTGCAGAGTACAACATTGGCAAACTGTACAAGAGATACCCGGAAGGGTTCTCAGCCGACAGGTCAATAAACAGGGAGGTGTAGGGATGTTATATTATGACCCTCATACACAAACATACAAAACAGGCGAAGAGATATACCAAGGAAACGAAGTACCCAAGGTTGAAAAGTCGAACCGGGAAAAACATAAAGACTTATGCGACTACTTGCATGACTTGTATATAGCTAAGAACGGCGATTATGGCAATTCTTTCAGCAATGCTTTTGACAAGTACGGCGAGTTGTCCCTTCTAATCAGGTTGCATGACAAGTTTTCAAGAATCGAGCAACTACTATTAAACAAGGACAAGCCGATGGTAAAGGAATCCGTCCAAGACAACCTCATTGACCTTGCCAATTATTCAATCATGGCGGTCATGGAACTTGAGAAGTGTACAGGTACTCAAAGATAAAGGCCGTCCGGAAGGTGGAAGATGGGACGGAGCTTCTTATCAAGGTCCCGGACGATATAGAAAGTTATGTACTTGAGAAAAGAATCAGGGATGCGGAATTGAGGCTTGACGATGGACGGACCATAAGCAACGAGCAGAGGAAAAAGGTTTATGCGATTATAAGGGATATTGCAGAGTATCAAGGGGAGCCTCCTGAACTCACAAAGGAGCTTTTCAAATACAACTACTGTTTTGAGACCGGGGAGGAATATTTTTCCCTCTCCGACTGCAATATGACGATAGCAAGGGAATTTATAACCTTCCTCATAGACTTCGTTTTGGAACACAACATACCGATGACAGGCCTAGGAGTAGACAGGGCCGAGGATATAGGCAAGTACCTGTATTCTTGTCTAAGGTTCAGGCGTTGTGCCATTACAGGTAGGAGCGGAGCGGACATACATCATGTTGAGGGTTCCCGGGTAGGTATGGGGACCAACAGGAAAAAGACAAGTCACTCAAAACGAAAGCTCATAGCACTATCAAGGGAATGGCATAACCGGGTACATCAGGAAGGCGAAGAGGAAATATTCGAGAAGTTTAAGATATACGGCATAGTTTTGGATGATGACACGCTCAGGGAGATAGGATTGAAACCGGATGATATCAGTTAGGGGGGTCGAGGGTGGACAAACACAAGATTATAAAGGACAAGTTAGGTTTTTTGAAGTATGACATAGAGTATTTGGAGAGCATGAAGGAAAGATTGAAGCTACTGGAAGAGGAAAGGGAGCTAAGGGGTATTACCTATGACGATGTAGGCGGAGGCCATACAAACACCATAAGCGATATAACAGGTGAGACGGCGGTCCGAATTGCCGAAGAGGAAATTGACCTTAAGGTGAGGATTAAAAAGAAGCAGGCGGAGATTGACCACTTGGAGCGTATTCTGGCAAGTCTGCCGGAGGATGAAAGGCAAGTTATAGTTATGTTCTATTGTAAGAATCACATGTATTGGAAGATAGCCGAACAGGTTGGTTGCTCCATATCCACGGTGAAGAGGCTGAGACGGAAAGGCTTTGAAAAATTGAGGGTTGGAATATTTGGGAGTTGACAAGTATATCCTATTGGATATATGATAAGGAAAAAGGAGGGGTCGGGATGAGGCTAGTTGTAGGTAAAAGTAAATTTGATGTAAAGGAAGGCAGTTTAAAGTTTAAAGTTGATGATGACTGGATAGGCATTGAGGACTTAAGGGGTATCGTCAAGTTGTATGACGATGATTATAACGAGATAACCGACTATACGGATGTAGACCTTGTGGGTTATCTGGTGCAGACAGGGTATCTGATACCAAGGGAAAGGGAGTGATAGGAGTGGATAAGGTAAAGAAGGCCATCAGTCTGGATGGTGAGGTCAAGACCGTGGAGGTCCGGGAGAATCTATGGGAGAGGTTTTCACAGGCATTAGAGAGTGACACCATGCAACGTTTTACCAATAGAAGTGAGGCGATAAGATACTTCATCATACAGTTTGTGGAGGAAGTGGAAAAACAGGGGAGGGGATAACCTTCCCTCTTTTTTTTAAATAAAATGTAATTCATGCTTGACATACTATAGCCAACCCTCTATAATCTGTAGTATAAGGTTATTGCTTACGAGATATAAAGGAGGTCGAAAGACATGGGAAAGTTGACTAAAGAGGAAAGAGCGAAGATTGATAACTTCAAGGAAAATTTGCAAGTGGCGTTAGGCGGAACTTTTTTACTGGTAGCGTTCGGCATGGCCTACATGATACTTGTAGCAATCCAATAAGGAGGGAAAAAGATGAAAAAGAACAAAGGGTACAACGTCAGACAGTTTATAGGGGACCTTTTAGACAGTGAGATGGACGAACAAGTTTTGATTTACCACAAGGAAGAGGACGAGTTTTATTATATTGACAGGGTGGAAAGATGGAGTAAGGACACGGTATTGGTTATGGAAGAGAAGGAGGAGTTGTAATGGGTAACAGAGCGATTATAAGACCACAGGGAAATATGAACAAGGGAGTATATCTCCACTGGAACGGCGGAAGGGATTCGGTCGAGGCGTTCTTGAAGTATTGCGAGCTAAGAGGATTCAGGAGTTTTGAGGACAGTTACGGCATGGCAAGGTTCGTGCAAGTGGTGAGTAACTTCTTTGGCGGAGGCCTATCAATAGGCATAGTCGATTATCCGGAATCACACGGAGACAACGGGGTCTACATCGTCAAGGGTTGGGAGATTGTAGGCCGTGAGGATTATGACGGACCGGAGCAAGATACACACGACATGGAAGATATGCTGAAAGCCATCGACGAGGCACAACCGAAAAAACAACAACTGGGAGAATATCTGGATGCAGAGGAAGTGTGGATTGAAGAGGTACAGGAAAGAGACAAGGTATTTGTACAGGAGTTGGACGGGACCATGAAGGCATACGAGGTAATAGGTTTTGGATATGATGAAGTTGTAAACGGCTCAAACGTCAAGGGTAGACCTTTGGTAAATAGATTCAAGGGTGGCTCAAGGACCAACCCCAACAACTATGTAAGCGGAAAGGTAAAGAGGATAAAGGAGGAGACATATGCGTAACCTAATAGAAGTAATTACAGTTTATGACTATGAAGAGTTGAGCGAGGATGCGAAGATTCAGGTTAAACAGAATTATCTGGAGACACTTGACCCCATATTTTTCACAGAGGAAGTGGAAGAGGCCTTGAGGAACCTCTTCCCCAATAGCGAGTTGAAGGTCCAATATAGCTTAAGTCATTGTCAGGGAGACGGCTTCAATATATATGGTGACTTCTACTTCGAGGATTTCCTTCCATACTGGAAGGCATCGGACGGGGACAAGGACACAATCAAGCTTTGCTTGGAGCATGTTGACGAGGCCTACACCCTGAGATATAACTACCGATACTCCTATTCGATGAAGTCTATAGACAAGGGAGAGTTGGAAGAGCTTTTAGGGACTGGGACGACTATTGGAGATGGAAGGACCCTACATTACTAGGATAAGGAGGAGTAAAAGATGATAAGCGGATATATAAGAAAGTTAGAAGATGGGTACGATGTTAACCTGAACTATGGAGCCACAGAGAATCCCGACGAGTACGAAGAGTGGACGGAGATAGAAAAGACGGCAGAGGCCATGGAGGTAGGGGACATATTGAGGATATGGCCGGCAAGGAACGGATTGTACTGGCATAAATGGAAGGTGGAGAAGCCTACCCCCAAGCAAAGGTGCATGGAGTGTAAGAAGGTATTTGAGAAGTGGGAGCTTGTCTGGACCAAGGATTCAGAGGGAATTTGGTATAAGAAAGTTTGTCCGGCATGTGAACCGAAGGTATATAAGGAACTGGAAGAGATAGAGGAAATGGAAAGAATTGAGAGGGAGGAAGGATAATGAGAACTACAGATAACTGGGAGATACTAGAGAGATATATCAACGATAATAGAATAGATGGTGAGACGGTCCTACAATGGTTCACCGACTACCACGGCCTTCAGTTGATGGAAGATGGATTCATGGAACATATAAGGGACGAGGGTCACCCTATAGAGTGGAGACTGGGATCCCATTCTAGGAGCCTATGCACGTGAGAAAAAAATCAGGGCAATTCACAAATAAATGTTTGACATGTATATCTGATTGGATATAATGGTAATAGAAAGTATTGTTCGAGAGGGAAAAATTAAAGGGAGGCGACGAGATGAAAAAGAGCGTAAGAGAGGCAAGGGCCTTGAGATTGAAGGGTATGCACCATGAAGTCATGAACATGAATGACGAGAATCTATATTTCAGATGGATAATGTTGGTCCCGGACGAGCCGGCAGAATCCGACTTCCTAGAGATAGCAGAGGACAACGAGGAATACAGGGATGCGATAGAACTGTACGAAGAGCTTAAAGCCATGGATAAGGAGGGAAGATAATGAAAAGAGAATGGTACACCATCATTCTACAGAACGGCGACTACACCGAAGAGGTGGCCAAGGTAAGGACCAGAGGCCTAGCGGAGATAGTCAAGATGACATTGATACAAACCTACAAAAATACGGAATACAAGGTGGATATCAAGGAGGTAATCAGGATATGAAGAGGGATAAGTCGAAAGAGATATGGAGGAAGGTGAAGGGGTCCACAGGAGACCCCATAAGCCTGAAGGATACAAGAAGGATAATAGAAGCAAAGGAGACCGGAGACTGGGAGACGGCACACCAGACCCGGACATACATCAAGTACGGCAGAAGCTACTGCCGAATACTGGAAGAGATAGAGGAAATGGGAATAGAGACAAGGGAGGCGTAAGGATGAATAACAAGGAAATGTATGACAAGGGACTATGCTACGTATACACAAGGAACTATGATACAGGAGATACATCCAGACTGATAGTTACACAAGCATGGGCAGAGGAACACCGGGAAGAGATACACGAGACCAAAGCAGATGGATTCCTGAAGTGGATAGAGTACCCGGACGACTGGGGCATGAACAAGTACAGGATTACATTCAGGAGAGGAGCAACCATAGAGAATCCACCAAGGGCAGAAGAGAGAGAAGTGCCGGCACATTCATTCAAAGAGGCATACGAGAGTGCGATGAACATATTGGCATATGACTACGAAGAGATTGTAAAGATAGAATTGGTAAGTGTGTACTACGGATAAGAAGGAGGAGAGGCAATGGGCAACTTCATGGTGAAGATAATGTACGGAGGCAACTTTGTAGGAGAGGTGAGAGCCGACCATACAAGATGGGACGAGGACAAGCTAAGGTTATACTGGGATGGAGAATTGATAGCTACATTCATAAGCGAGACGGATAACCTAAGTTACTCACACACGGTAGAGATAGGGTATGAATCAGTAGAGGTATACACATTGGAGCTAAAGAGGGAGGAAAGATAAAATGATAGTTAAACTTAAGACCATAGCAAGGGCCACAGGACAATCAGGACAGGCCACGTTGGATATAGCACACATCATTGATAAAGTGGAGGGAGAATCCTTCATACGGGAGATAGAGAATCATCGGGAAGATTGGATGGAGATTCCTGAACATCTGCTAGGGCAGACAGAGAGACAGAACTTCATATACATGATTAAGAGGATGGACCCCTAGGGTCCTTTTCTTTTGCCTTCAGGTAGATACATAGGGAATCAGGAGCTAATTTGAGGCTTCAGGATGGACGAGGACGGGAGATACGGGGGATAGGCATGGGATAGCATTACTCATACACAAGGCTTCACAGGGAGGTGTATAAAGGCTCACAGGCATATACACCCTCACAAGCAAGTGATTGCAAGGCATCCAGAGGCAATGCACAAAATAAAGGGGACTGAACAGGTCCCAGGCCATGGGAATCCGTGACCCTATCTTGACCCAAATATGACCTCCTACGAGCCTACAGGCCGTGGTATAGTTAGAGATGGATAAGTACATTTTTTCATCTATAAAGGGGTCCGGCCATTCATCCATTCCCATTATATCCCCCGGACCCGCCTCCTTCTAAGGAGAACCCCATCATAACCGGTGGGGTTTTATTATGTTCAGAATCAGCAGAGAGGGTTGATAGCATGGATATGAAGCCATACATAGTCTACAAGTGTAGGGAGTGCAATAGGCACTTCATCCTGTATGCAGACGAGGTAGAGTACACAGAGGAAGAGGCCACTTACATAACCTGTCCCTACCATGGGAAGCACCATAACATCATAGTTGTAGGAGCCTTCGAGGATGTCATCGATTGCATGGGAATCAGGAAGGACACATATTCAAGGATAGGTAACAGAGTACGGCAAACGGGATGGGGAAAGTAGTTGTCTCCGGCCGGTGGAGGAACCTAACCAAACGGCAGAAAATGGAGATAGTAGAAAACGTAACAATGTACCATTTAAGATTGCAAATCACAAGTGCATACGCAAGGGTAGAGGCGGAACCATCTTACCATAGAATCCGCCAGGGGTGATATTCCCATCGCCTATTCGTCCAACTACACCTTTCTTTTGGAATCGGAAAACACTCACACACTCAAAGGCCTGTCATGGGCCTTTTACTGATGGTCCCCCTTGCAGATGCACCATTGAATAGATAACAGAGGCCACAGAATCCATTCTAAGGCCTTCCAATAGAGACAGGCATACCCTAGGTATGGGAGGATTGATACCATGTACTACGATGCACCAGACATTAGAGAGACGGCAGAGAAGATAATAGAGGCAAAGGAAGAGCTTGCACACATAAGGGACTTCAATGTCGGCTACCTTTGGAATGATGTAGAGGTAACGACCAAGAAGGGACCTGTACTTGCAAGGTGTCACAAGCCGACGGGACTAGAGAGGTATTACTGCGACCATGACTTTGTGGTAGTGGTATATGAACCCAATGTAATAGACATGAGCGAGGCACACCTACAGGTCATCATCTACCATGAGCTACTGCACATAGGGGAGGACGGCAAGCTCAAGGACCATGATATCAACGACTTCAGAAAGATAATAGAGAAGTACGGCTATGACTGGATAGACGACGAGATAGAACCCATTATAGGAGGTGAGGACGATGGCAGATACGAGGAAGAGTAAACCCGAACCGCCTAAGACCTTATCATTCGAACAGATAAAGCTATGCAACATGCTTGCAGACCCCGAAGAGAGGGTTATGACCAAGAGCGACATAGCCAAGAAGATAGGAGTGACAAGGCGGACCATCTACAACTGGTTGGAGAGAGAGGATGTATGGGCCTACAGGGATGCACTCATAGACTACTACACGGACGGGGAGTATGGAACCGCATGGAAGAGCCTGATAAAGTCGGTCAAGAAGGGTAATGTGACCGCAATCAAGCTATACTTCGAATTGAAGCAAAGGTATGTGCCTCCACATCAGGTGACAGAGTTGAAGATGCAAGATGCAACGGCCAACATTAACATTGTTACCAACATCCCCAGACCCAAGGAAGAATCCAAGGACGATAGCGATGAAGAAGATTAGGGAGGCCGAATACAAGCGACTACTTAAGAAGGTACCCATGAGGGTGAAGAGGACACGCAACGGCTACTACCTATTGGGAAAGAACAAGTGGATAGGCAAGGATAAGACCAAGGACAAGGAGTGAAGCCATGTATGACCTTGTTGTCAACGGAGTGGAGTACAGGAACGTAATCTACAAGGACAAGGAGTACATCATCCAATACACAGGCGATGGAAAGCAGACCAAACACAACAACAGATACAGGGTAGTCAACCTTGCCGGTGATGAAGAGAATCACACACACCTCAATAGTAAGAACGTGTGTAAGCAGTGCATAGACCTAGTTAGCCATGGAAAGATACCAAGGGTTGCCAAGAAGTACATCATCAAGAGTTGTTACAGATTGAGTACAGACGAAGAGTACAGGGAGAAGGTAATGGACCTGTACGAGCGTAAGAGGGACAGACAGAGGCAAGCTTATGTAAGATAGGTGACAGTATGGATATAGTAATCGACTACCAACCCAATAAGAAGCAAGCTCAATTCCACATGAGCAGTGCAACAGAGGCCGTATATGGTGGAGCCAAGGGTGGAGGAAAGTCTTGTGCCTTGATAATGGAGGCCATGACCTACGCTTTGGAGCATCCGGGAGCGGTCCTATATCTATTCAGGGAGACATATCCGGACCTAGAGGACACACTGATACCGGAGTGGGAGAGTAAGGTTCCAAGGGACCTGTTCAAGTGGAACGGCAAGAGCGTGGAAGCTAGGATGATAAACGGTTCCATAGTCAAGTTCAGATACGTCCGAAACTGGGACGATGCAAACAAGTATCAAGGTAGGAGCATGGACTTCATAGGGGTGGACGAGCTTACAAAACATGAGGAAAGAACGGTACAGGAGCTTATGAGTTGCCTCCGTTCCCCAAAGGGATATCCGGTAAGGTTCCGTGGTACATGTAACCCCGGAGGTATAGGTCACCATTGGGTCAAGAAGAAGTATGTAACAGGGACCAAGTACGGCGAGTATTCATATGAGGACACGGCCACAGGCAACAAGGTCGAGTTCATACCGGCGACGGTCTATGACAATGACATACTTATGAAGAACGACCCACAGTATGTTAAGAGGCTTGAGAACCTACCATACGAGCAGAAGAGAGCCTTCCTGTATGGAGACTGGGACGTATTCGAGGGTATGGCACTGGATAACTGGAACGAATCGCTTGTGGTGGTTGAGGACTTCGAGATACCGAACCATTGGAGACGATGGATAGCGGTGGATAATGGATATACAGACCCCTTTGCATGGTACTGGTTGGCAGTGGACGAGGAAGGAACCGTCTACTTCTACAGGGAGTACACAAGGGATTATGAGGACGAGAAGGTAATATACCGCAAACAGGCGGAAAAGGTCGTGGAGTTGTCCCAATACGAGGACCCGGACAAGTACAGGGAACTAATAGAGAACAACATCATGTATGAGGATGCCGACCTTGATACCGTCGAATACGAGAACATAGATTTCATAGTTGTGGGACACGATGCTTGGCAACATCACCCTTCAACTAGGAATATAGATACGCCACAGGGTAAGTCAATCCTTGACTATTACGAAGAGGGAGGACTTATGAAGCTTGGTGGAGTGGTAAAACCATTGACTGACAGGAAGTTGAGGAAGGCCACGTGGATTGAGTACCTAGAACCCTTCGAGGACCAAGAGGGGAACATGACTACCAAGGTCAAGATATTCCGCTCATGTAAGAAGCTCATAGAGACCTTGCCTTTACTGGTGAATGACAAGAACGACCCGGAAAAGGTACAGGATGGGGAGATAGACCACTGGTATGATGCTTCAGGATATGGCCTTATAGCCTACCACACAAGCAAATCAGCACCGGCCAAGAAACCTAGAAACAGGATAGAGGAACACAAGCAGAGGTTGGCACAAAAGAACAAGATGGCAAAGAGAAGAATGATGTAAGGAGGATGTATATGGCGAGGAAGAAGGTATCAGGACTGGCGGAGGAAACATTCAAGATGCCGTGTAGGGTGTTCGGTTGCAACAAGCCGGCAAAGTACAGGATGGGAAACATAAAGGGAGTTCCTAACGCATTGTTTTTCGTATGTGAGGATTGTCTTGACGATATCATAGAGGATTTACCCGAGGACAAGCTACCTGTAAAAGAGGTAGAGAAGATAGTCGAGGTAGAGAGGGAGATAACAGTCACCGAGGCAAGGAAGATTGTCAAGGAGGCTGACGAGAGGAACGAGGCCGAGAGAAGGGAAAGGGCCAAGAAAGACAAGAAGGGTGGTAAGTAATGGATATCATGCTTGTCATAATGGGCGTTGTAACGACATTGAGCCTAGTGTCTCTAATACTCAAGGACATTAACCACAACAAGGTAACAAAGGCCTACCAAGAGGAAAGACGGGACCTTATGAACCGTATAATGGCTAAGAACCTACAGGAATACCAGAGCATAAACGACAATTCATTACCGAAAGGCAACAATCACTTGGAAAAGAAATTCGAGGGATTGTATGAATAGAGGTGGTTAGATGGAATCATTGAACCCTATAAAGGGATTCTTCACAGGTAAAAAGGATAAGAAGGCCAAGAAACAGTTCACGGTCGCCGGAAAGAAGGTCGAGTTTGAGGATGATATCCTTAATGAGACCATACAGGACTTTGAAGAGCGTAAAAGGGAAAGGCAGTTTTTGGAGCTTCAGTGGAGGCTTAATATGAACTTTTACGACGGGGACCAATATGTATATATCAACAAGAACACCAAGAACATAGAGGAAACCGGAAAGCTTTACTGGTTTCAGGAATCTGAAGTGTTCAATCAGATTGCTCCAATCATAGAAACCAGACTTGCCAAACTTGGCAGACTTAAACCCATACCAAAGACAAGGCCGGCCACAGACACCGACGAGGATGTTGCAAACTCCAAGGTCTCCAACAAGCTACTTGAAAGCAACTACTACAAGGAGAACATGAAGGACAAGCACTCAATCGCAAACATGTGGTCTGAAATGACCGGAACCGTCATATGGAAAACCATATGGGACGAGAACAAGGGGGAGAGCATAGTCAAGGGTATGAACTTCTCCATGAATGAAGGGGACATAGAGGTCATTCCGGTAAACTCATTCGAGATATATCCAGACAGTCTTTGGCATGACACGGTTGACGAGTGCAAGAGCATTATACATGCAAAGGCCTACACCGTTGAAGAGATAAAGGACATATGGGGAGTTGAGGTAAGGGGAGAGGATGTAAACGTCTTGTCTATAAACTCAACGGCCATGAGCAACGGTGGATTCGGAAATGTCACAACAGGTTACAGAATCACCAACAGGGTTCAGAAGAAGAGTGCCATGGTAATAGAGAAGTGGGAAATGCCATCCAAGAAGTACCCAAATGGAAGGCTTATCATATGCACGGAGAATGAACTACTACATGTTGGTGACTTACCATATAAAGTAGGTCCCGAAGGTACATATGGACTGCCGTTTGAGAACCAGAAGTCCATAAAGATAGCCGGAAGGTTCTACGGTTCATCTGTAATAGAGAGATTGATACCGATACAGAGAAGATACAACGCACTTAAGAACAGAAAAGCCGATTATATCAACAGGATAACAGTGGGCCAGATGGTATATGAGGAAGGTAGCGTTGACCCTGATTTCCTAGAGGAACATGGAACATCACCGGGTCTGATGATTCCGTACAAGAGAGGGTTCAATCCTCCTAGGTACATGGAGTTCCATGGACTACCGGCAGAGATATCCATAGAGGAAGAGAAGTTGTTGTCAGACTTCGTAAGGATTTCAGGAGTATCGGAGTTATCCAAGGATTCAAGCACACCTGTAGGGGTAAATTCAGGGGTTGCACTTGGAATACTACAGGAACAGGACGATACAAGGTTGTCACTAACCGCCTCATACGTGTCAGAATCCGCCATTGAGATAGGCAAGAAGATTCTTAGACTATACAAGCAGTTTGTAGACACAGAGCGTATCGCAAGGGTTGTCGGGGATGAAATGGAGATAGAGATACTTACATGGGACGGTTCGATGATAACATCGGAGGACGTTTACATGGATAGTCAAGCTCAATCCTTGGAATCCTTGGCACAGAGAAGGAACATGGTGTTTGACCTACTTGGTACAGGACTGTTCAACGACCCTGAAACTGGAGCATTGAGCAAGGAAGGTATCGCAAAGATATTCGATATCATAGACCTAGGCAACTGGGAGTATGGAAATGATACCGACAAGCTTCAGATAGCCAAGGCCGAGAGGGAGAACCACAGAATACAACAGGGTGAGTGGGTGGATATGAACACCTACGATGACAACCTGATTCATATAAACAGGCACAACAGACACAGATTGTCCGCCGATTACGAGAAGATTGTCGCAGAGGACCCGGCAGTTGAAGTTAGGTTTGAATACCACATCATGCAACATATAGAGAAGGTCCAACAAATGTCTGCGATACAACAACAACAACAACAAGATGCAGTTCAATAGAAAGGAGAGAATTATGTTAAAGGAAAACAAGTTACCCAGATTGAACCTTCAAACATTCGGTCTGTTCGATGAAGGGGTCGAACCGGGAGGGGAGAATCCCATATTGTCAGATGAATCCACAGAGGGGTCAGAGAGCGTTGAAACAGACGAAGGCAACCCAGAGGTCCTAGATGACGACAATCAGGCTGAAAACGACCCTGTAGAGCCTCAAGAAAAGCCTGAACCGACACCCGAACCCAAGGATGACAGGCCAAGCTTTGATTTTGGAGATATTCAGAGCAAGCTTGACAGTATCATGGAGAAGATGAACCAACCAGAGGATGTTCAGGACGAGGTTAAGGAGAAGCAAGAGGAATTAACCGAAGAAGATATAGAGAAGATGAACAACGAGTTTTACATGAAGTTCACCGAAAAGCCTCTTGAAGCTCTTGAGGATTTGATAAACCAAAGGGCCGAAGAGAAAATACAACCCATGAAGGAATACTTTGACAATATGCAGAAAATGCAGTATTGGAACGAGCAGATATCGGAGTTTGAGAAGGAACATCCGGATTTTCAGGACTATGTAGATGACATATCAAAGGTCATTCAGAGTGACGAGAGCATAAGGAACTCCAAGAATCCTCTTGAACTTGCATACAAGGTCATAAAGGCCGACAAGCTTGATTCCAAGGTCAAGGAACTAGACAGGCCTATAGAGGAAAGGCTTAAGGAGGATGGGGTACTAAAGGAGCTACTATCCAACAAGGATATAAAGAACATGCTCATTAAGGAACTCAAGTCCTCAAGGGAGGAAACTCCTAGTGTGATTGGCAAGGATGGTAAGACTTCGGTCAACGTGGAAGAAAAACCAAAGACAATCAGTGACGGTACTAAGGCTTGGCTCAATTCATAGGGCCGACCATAGTTATATATAATACATCTTATTAAATAACCTTAAAGGGGGAAGAACAAATGCCTACAGTAAGTATGGAGAGCATTAACGAAGCTCTAAAGACCTATTATCTTCCGGGACTTCGTTACCAAATGAACGAAAAAACTACAGCTTTCTACCAGAAAATAGAGAAAACTGCTAAAAATATCAGCGGTGTTGATGTTGAGTTGGCTCTAAGATATGGTAGACAAGGTGGTATAGGTAACAGACCAGACGACACACTGGTAATGCCTACACCAAACTCAAGAAAGACAAGAAAAGCAAAATGGGGAACAAAGAACATCTTTGCAACCATAAGACTTACCGACAAGGTAATCAAGGCTACAAAGGATTCAAAGAACGCCTTTGCCTCAATGCTTGAGCTTGAACTTTCAGATGCACTTACAGATGCAAAGGACAACTTCAACAGACAGTTATTCGGAGACGGTTCAGGAGTTATGGCTACCGCTTCTGCGGTTGTTACCGCTTCAGCTACCGTTCCTGTAGATTCAGTAAGATTCTTTGCAGAAGGACAACAGATTGACTTCTTGGCTTCTGCCGACGACAGTGAGATTGCAACAGGACTAGAGGTTGTGATGGTTGATGATATCACCAACGAGATAACAGTTTCTTCACCGGTTACACTGGCAGTTGGAGACAAGATTACAATATCAGGTTCATTCGACCAAGAACTTACAGGACTTGGAGCTATTATGGAACTTGATTCTACAATCTATGGAATCGACAGGTCAGCAAACAAGTGGTTGAACCCATACACAAAAGCACACAATAATGAACTGTCATTCCTTGCTATGCAAGAGATTATCGACAGAATCGAGACACGTTCAGGAAACACAACAGACTTCCTTATGGCTTCATACGGAGTTAGGAGAGCGTACATCTATCTGTTTGCAATGGGACAGAGAACAGTTAATACCCTTGACCTAGAAGGCGGATTCAAGGCACTTGAATACAATGGTATTCCATTGGTAGCTGACAAGTATCAGGCCGAAGGTACACTGGACTTCCTGACTACCAAGAACTTCACTCTAAACAGACTGCATGATTGGGATTGGATAGACAAGAACGGAAACGTCCTTACTAGAATCTCAAACTCTGCCATCTACGAAGCTATCCTAAGCTTCTACGGAGACCTTGGTTGCGACCTTATCAGAGGACAAGGTAGACTGACAGGAATTACAGAACATTAAAAACCATAGGCGGAGTTAAGTCTCCGCCTTATTTTTTTTATGTAAATTAGGGGGATTGGTGATAAAAATGGAAGATTTCAGAACTGTACTTGATGACAGTGTATATGAGATACCTCAAAGGATTAAGGAGTATGACGATTCCTTCTTCATAGTAAGGAACCACAAATCACAGAAGTTTGAGGTCCATTCTACGGACAACCTTTTCAACACCTATTGCTTCACCGTTCCATATGACGAACTTGATTCCAGAACAATAGACATAGCCATGAAGAACGACACCAAGAAGAAGGGTTTCAGGGAGATAGAGAGGGAGATTGTGGAACACGAAGAGAAGATGGAGAAGGAAAAGGAAAAGAAGGCGAGGGATTGGGCCAACGATGTGGCAAGGGAGACTTATTCCGCATTTAAGAAGGACCTTGACTACGAATATATAGGTATGTCACGAAGAGGTGATTAGATGATTGCTAAGAAGATATACGAACAGGCCAAATTGCATGTTGACGATGACTTCACTTGGGTCCACGGTAGAAGGTGGCTGAACGAGGCCATAAGGATAATAGCGACGACTTGTGATAAGGGTTCGTTTGTGAAAGACGAAACGACCATAGAGGCGGAGAAGAATATTTATTACGACCTGCCTGACAACATAGGAATAAATGCGGTCTACAAGGGTGAAAAGGGAAGGAACAACATGGTACACAATTACGTCGAAGAGGGAGACAGGATTCACTTCGAGGAGGATGGAAGCTATATAGTTGAGTACAAGAAGCTTCCACATGACATACTCAACGAATCAGACACACCACAAGTACACGAACTTTACCATTTGCCTATATCCTATTGGATTGCAAGCAGAGAAAAATTGAGATTTAACCCTATGGATTCTGACGGACATAGGTTGTCACAGGAATTTTATACCCAGATAGCAACAGTGAATGAAAACCTTACAAGAACCAATAGGGTTAGGAAGATATATGTATGATATGGCGGTGATTAAATGGCTTATAAGGAAAATAGTAGAGAGATAGTATCGTTTGTTGACTTCCTAGGCGGAATCAACGACACTTCAACACCGGACCATATGAAGGACAACGAACTTGAAATAGCAGACAATATAAACTTGAACAATAGAGGTGGTTTCTCATACAGGGAAGGTACCACAAATATAAATGAAACATCCTTTGGCGACGATGTTATGTACATCATAGAATATCCGCTCAAGGATGGAAACTTTATGATACTGGCGGTAATGAAGGACAAAAGTCTGTACGATGTTACAGATGGCACCAAGACACTCATAGGCCATCTCAACAGCTATAACATAGACCATGCCATATACAGAAATGCGGTATATCTGGTGGATGGTAGCAAGTTGCAGAGTTATGGAGCGTACGACTACACATCCCAACTGGAAAGTGTTGATATAAAGACCGGGGACATAGTTTACAACTACCCTGTATCTACAGGCACAACCCCGGGAACTGAAAAGCATTACTACAGGGCCTTGTCGGACATGGCGACCCACAACCTTAAGACGGCAGACTATGGCGATGTTACCAAGTGGGAGGATGTTAGCCATCCAACACTGAACCTGCCAAATGTTCTAAGGGAGGTAAAGGCATCCAATGACACCGACAATGACTTGACCGAGATACACAAGTGTAGGTATATACAGGTACACCCAAGAAGTCACAGGTTCTTCACATCCGGAAACCCGGATGATGTTAGTTGCCTGTACTTTTCGGAAAGCGGAAGGCCTGATTACTTCAAGATGACAAACAGGCTATATCCAACAGGCGGTGAAGGTGAGGCCAAGGCCTTGTTCTCAATATCAAGTAGCTTGCTTGTCGGCTATTCGAGTGGATGGTGGGCCTATTCAGGCATAGACGAGACCGACTGGCGTTGGCACAAAATACCCATACCATACGGAATATCCAACAACAGCTCTGTTCAGCTAACGCCGAACAGCCTTATTTTCTTCAACGAGAACGGACTGTACAAAATGAGTACTGCCATGATTGACTACAACATAATAGTAAACGCAGAGGACATACTTTTCAAGAACATAACCACGGGTAAGGTTGAAGGCATAATATCCGAAATAAAGAATCACAGCAACACGAAGAGTGCTTTTGCAGATGGTAAATTCTATCTTGCATATTCAGAAACACCGGGTTCGGAGACCAATGAGAACGTTCTGGTCTACAATTTTGACATAGATGGATTTGTTAAATACACAAACTTGAAGATAAACACCTTCCAGAATATGAAGGATGGCAAGGTCTACTTCGGTAGCAAAAACTACATCATGCACTTTGACAAGGACGTGCTTAATGATGTTAACGAGCTTGGCGAGGTAGTGCCTATAAAACTTCATGTAAAGACAAAACGGTACAGCTTCGATGCTCCGTTTAACAAGAAACTGTTCCACAGGTTCTTCATAGGGACCACGCAGGGTACCGACGTAGGTAATGTAATAGACACCAATCTGAAAATCGACTACGGTACAGTAGGTGGACGTGAAATAAACCTAAGTAGTGAATCCCTGATATGGGGAATATCCCCTTGGGGTAAGGTTTGGGGACTTGCAGATTTGGCCTCAATGGAAATGCACATGAGGGAGAAGGGGATAAGGGTACAGGCGGAGTTCAGCGGTGAGTTCGTAAACACCATGATGCCTATTACCATATTCGGTATTGCCTTTGACATGACCTACCTAAGTGCAAAGGTCACTACAATGGGCCAAAAGAGACTTATTGACGAAGTATATACAGAAATAGATTAAGGCGGTGATTTTATGGTTAAGCCAATAAGGGAATTTAGTGCAAACGAAGGCGATTACAGTATAGGCTTATCGGGACCTGATGCCATAGAGCATGACATTGACAACCTTGCTAGGATGTTTGACCCACTAACCACACATACCGACGGTAGCAAAGGAGGTATATCATCCGAAAACATACAGGATGGGGTTGTTGCAGACAACAACATAGGCGATAGGACAATAGATGATTCAATATCAGACGCATACACCAACACAGGGACACTTACAAAGCTTTTCTCAATGATAGCAAAGGCTATAAAATCCCTTAAGGGGACTGCTACATGGAGTGGGACTACTAGCGACACGATGGAGGGTATGCACGTCAGGATAGGTACCAATACAAGCAATATAGCGAATAACCAGAGCAACCTTGAAACCCACAGGACTAGCGTGGACCACGACACAAGATACTACACAAAGACACTACTTGACGGAGGACAGCTAGACAACAGGTACTTCACTGAAACAGAGCTTGCAAATGGAGTTCTTGACACAAGGTACTATACTGAAAGTGAGATAAACACAAAGCTCACAAACCTTGAGGGGACTGTTATGAACGAATACAATACAGTTCTTGTACCTGATTACAATACAAAGATGCAAATGGCAAGTGACACCATTGACGGATATGTAAGTGACTTGGAGGCATATAAGGTGTCTACATCAAGTGAACTTGAGACAGAACTACAAGACAGGCTTTCCATGGTAAAAAGCGTAAGTAGGTGGGAGAGGGACGATGTTTTCACAGCTCCGGCAAACGGCATTACAGAGTTCACGATACCCATACCCGAATACAATATAGACAATGACCTCATAACACTATGGTATCAGGGTTTGACTATGACAAAAGATGTTCACTACACTCTTAGCACGGTATATGACGTTGACGAGGTTACAGTAATAGGTGCCAAGGTCACGCTTGGTTTCACCCTTTCATCAGGAGAGACCATACACTACAGGGTTAGCATAGCGGTTGGACTTGACACTATAAACGTAGAGGCTTCACCTGGGGAAGGTGCCGTAGGTTTCATACATCTTGACACAGAACTTGCAAATGCGGTAAACAACGCTCCGTCACATGCCTCTGAAACAACTACAGCTCACGGTGGTATAGTACCGGACACAAGGACTATAAACGGCAAACCACTGTCTACAGACATAACCCTGAACATGGGCGACATAAACCCAGACGGCAGTACGTTTGTACCGGAGACAAGGACTGTAAATGGCAAGGCTCTATCTACAGACATAGCACTTGACTATAGCGACGTGTCAGCCGTTCCAAACACACGCACAGTAAACGGAAAGGCCTTGAGTACGGATATAAGCCTTGTAGCTTCTGACGTAGGTTCTGTACCAACAACAAGGACGGTAAACGGCAAGGCACTCTCTACAAACATATCTCTAAACTCAAGTGATATAGGTCTTTCAACGGACCAGACAAGAAAGATAACAACCTCAACATCCGCTCCAAGTGGTGGTAGTGACGGTGATATATGGTTCAGGTATATATAGGTGGTGGTATAGATGGCTAATAATGTATTCACAAAAGCCGGTGGATTTGACAGGCAGATTAGTAACTCACATGCAAATGTGGCCGGCACTTGGCGTGATGTTATCAGTATGCACACCAAGGTTAATGGCGAGTGGAGGGTAATAGATTATTTAAGAGATGTCACGGATAATGATTACTTTGTGGAGAGATTTTCTCAGGACATAGGCACACAAAACTTTTCAAATGCGGGCGAAACTACAGTAAATCCTTCTGGTACGGTTGCGTTTGTCAGGGAACTCGATTATTTTCAAAACTATAACCGAATGGCGTTCTTTAAAAAATATGACGATAAATTTACACTTCTTCATAGCTTTGATTCGCCTCCGGTTACAGTAGATGGACCTGTACCCTACACTAAGTCTGTTTGGTTGGATGATTATACCATGGTTACAGCGTTTGCCGAGAACTATGTTACCTCTCCCAATTCTCATTTAAGGATAGTAAAGTATAGTTTCAATAGCAACTACGACTACCCAACCATAACAACAATCAAATCACACGAATCAGTAAACAGATATTCGGCATTTGCCATGATGCAAGACGGGAAATATGCTTTTACAACATACAATCAGTCGTCACGATATGTCTATGTTTATATATACAATGCCAACCATACGCTTCATTCACAATATTCATTCAGTAGCGGTGGTTCGAGTCAAATTTCCTTTACACATGACGGTGCTATGCTATGTGGTGTAAGTTCAAGGGATTATGATACTGGAGCGGAGTATATCTATATTCCACGTTTTTATATTATAAACCTAGCTACAAAGCAACGGTATTACAAAGACTATACTCAATACGTACATTCACATGATGTTGTAGAAGTGTTTCCGTTTAAAATAAACAACATATATGTTGTTTGTATGGTGTTTACTGAACATGCAACCGATTTGTCACATGTTGTGTTCGTAGGCTTTAGCACAAACTACATCTATAGTTTGTCGTACAGAAGTGGATTATACACAGGAGAATTGAGTTCCAGTTTGAATGGTTCTGCTATTGCCATATCTGATGACGGCAAGTTCTTAGCTATCAATGGCAGAGACTATGGCTCAAATAATGAGCATAACAGGTTGTTTGCGTTGAACAACTATACTCAATATACAAATATATCATTAACAGAAATAGGAACTATATCCTCAGAAGAATATGGAAACAGGGCAGTATTTATAAACAACAGACAGGTTATGTTTAGCACTAAAGGTGGAGTATTTACTTACACCCTATATTAAAGGAAGGTGATTAAATGGTTAAACCTATTGTAAGGACCGATTTGGATTCGGCACAAAATTCAATAGACAACTTGGAGGCAAACAAGGTAGACAAGGTTACAGGCAAAGGCCTATCAACGGAGGACTACACATCGGCGGAAAAGACCAAGCTTGCAGGAGTAGAGGCAGGAGCCAATGTAAATACTGTTGATAGCGTTTCAGGAAAGACTGGTGCGGTTACTCTAAATAAAAGTGATGTAGGACTGGGTAATGTAGATAACACATCAGACCTTAATAAGCCTATCAGTACAACTGCACAAGTGGCATTAGACGGAAAGGTCGATAAAGTAGAAGGAAAGGGCCTGTCAACAGAGGATTATACATCAGCAGAGAAGGTGAAAGTTGCAAATCTACCAGAGGACACTAATGCACAGTTGGCAGATATAGTGACTGATGTTGAGGGCATAGATGCAAGGGTATCCATACTTGAAACAATCTCCGTTAAAACATACGGAGTTAGAAGGGTATTGGATGCTACATCATCTACTCTGCAAAGACTTGGTGATGCTGTAGGACTTGTCGCAAATGCTGACAGTAACAATGTTTCACACAACGCAGTAGTAAACGATTTTGACAGCATCTATCCTTGGAGTCATATGAGACCGTGCATCATAACTGACAATGGAAAGATTTACTATGAAGACGAGCCTGGATATTCTACAGCAATTGGGGACTGGATGATTGAAGTCCCAGAGTTTTACATCAAGCACACAAGGGATGGGGTCAACGAGGACATATATGTGTCAGGCCATCAAATTCCAGGCTACACCAAGACCGACAAATTCTATGTGGCAAGATTCAAAACAACAGAATTAGGAGACGCCTCTCATGCTTCTAGGCCGTCAACTTTCCCTAAGGTTGTTATGGGTAGAACTGATTTCCGCACAAAAGCACAGTCCAAGGGTGTTGGGTGGCAACTATCTGACTTGATGGCCAGGTATTTATTGGTCAGCCTGTATAAGATAGAGTTTGCTGAACTTAATTCCCAGGCAGTGTTAGGAAATGGAGTTGTAAGTGTTAGATACACAGAGGACGATATATCGCAGCTGGAAGAATTGGCAACAAACAGAATCGTTCTATTAGATGCAAACGCAGCTTACTACAATGTTGGTGAGGCTATAAGCATTGGAACTTCTAGAGGTAACATGTCAGGCGGGCAGTATAGGTCAATAACCGCCATAAACTCACTTGGAAATGGAACAACTGAGCTTGTGTTTGACGGGGAACCAATTGATATGCTCACAACATACAAGGCTTATGAGGCAGGGCAGGTCACAGGTAAGACCCTTGACTTACTGGCAGCTTCAGGAAGTGCTATCGGTGCAAGCTCCAGGGCATCTGTAAGCTATAGGGGCATTGAGGACATCTTCGGAAATGTATGGGAGTGGGTAGATGGTTGTCTTATCAATGATAACCTAGGTCATGTATGTCTGGATCCAGTGCTTTATGGCGATGCTATAACAAGCGACTTTGTGCCACTTGGTTATACTAATCACAACGCAAACGGCTATCCTGGAGAGATGGGGTATGACGAGCAATTCCCGCATGCTCAATGGCCAATCAATGTCACTGGAGGTACTAGCACAAAATATTGTGACTACTACTACCAAAACACAGGGCTCAGGGCTCCGTCTGTGGGTGGCACTTTCCTCAATGGTTCGTTTGCTGGGTTGTTCTATTGGTATCTGCTCTTTTCTCCGTCGTCTGCGCGCATCAACATCGGGGCTCGTTTAATGTACAAGGCTTAATATCAATATAGGGGCATGGTTGTTATTGCAATATTCTATTATAAATGATATAATATATATAATAGAAAGGAGTGACAATTATGTTCAATAAATACCTAAATGATTACTACAAGAAAAAAATCGGGCCGAGCGAAATATGTAAAAAAGAGGGAGTCCAATTGCATGATTTCCACTTATTCCTTAAAGAAAATAACCACCCTAGTAGAATGGTAGTTTTGAAAGGGATTAACACTGGAATCCCTGAATTAGATAAAACCTTAAAAATAAAATATTCAAGTCTTGTTAATAGATGCAGAGGTAAAGCCACTGACAAATATGGACATTACAATGGTCTGCAATACATGGATGTATTTCAGTGGAAAAACCTCTGCAATAATAACAAAGATATGCTTGCTAAAATGTGGAGAAATTACATTTCAAATAATAAAAATCTAAAGTACGCAATATCAATAGATAGGATAGATGAAAAAGAGGGTTATGTAGTAGGAAATGTTCAATTTAGAATTAATGGATTTAATTCATGGAAGAGAAATTTAACTCCAATAAAAGTTGACCAGAATGGAGTTGTTTCATATTTTATGAGCAGCGAGGAAGCATCTAGACACTATGGAGTTAGAAGGCAAGCAATTGGTGAAATATTAAATAAAATAGCATACCATCAGTCTGATTATGCGGTTGAGTTGTCTAGCTATGCAGAAGTTTTAAAGAATAATGGGGTTAACAACCTTGAAGAATATTATTATAAGTTTATAGATAGGAGTGATTAGATGATTAGCCAAAGCACAGTAAATCCCAAGGCTTTTGAAGTAGATAAAATAGGCGGTCTAGCCCACATTTCTTTTTTCTCAGAACCGGTTTTGCTAGATGACCCCGAAGAGGGTCCGTACTATAGCTATGATTACTACAAAGTCGTAATGCCCTACAGAAATGGCATTGAAAGCGAAATAGAGTCCAATTATCAAGAATGGGTTGATTATGCAAAAAGTATAGAAAATCTGCCTAAGCCTGAAACCGGCAAAGAGAAAATTGCTAGAATGGAGGTGGAAAATAACCTACTACTAGAATATGTGCTGGATGTGGACTACAGATTAATACTGCAAGAATTAGGGATGGGAGGAATGTAAAATGTCATTAACTTACAGATTATGCAAGATTAAAATTGAGAGAAAAAGCTATGACACAAAAGAACAAATGCAAGAAATGCTGGATGTTTTCTATGTAGGCGCTAGGCTATCCACTGAAGAATATCAAGAACTCACAGCGCTTTTAAATGGTTAAGCATAAGGTTAATTATACGCAGTTGGAACAAACAGTGAACTAAACAAACACCAAGAGAGGTGATGAAATGAGAATAAACATGAGCACAATCCTTCTCTTGATTATACCGATTGCAACCATTCTTCCTAGTTCCCACTCATACATGCACGACAATATAGACATATACAATCAGGGCGAAACCAACATGTGTGTGGCTTATGCAGTTGTAGGAGCTATAGAGGAATCCATGAGGATTCAAGGGCATGATTCGGGTGGTGGATTTGACAAGGCTTGGCTTTATATGAGAGCTAGGGAATTGGAAGGAACTCCACACAAACAAGGGGTCCTAGTTAGTACGGCTTTTGAGATAGCGAAAGATGAAGGACTGAAGTATTCGAACTCCGACGAGAGGTTCAAGATACACGACTATAGGAAAATAAGGACAAAGGACATAAGAAAAGAGCTTGCAGATGGAAATATCGTAGTGATATCAAGCAAGGTTGAGAAGTCAAACTGGTGGGACCACGACAGCCTAATATTGCCATCGGACAGACAAAGCATGTACTACCACGCAGTATATTTGAACGGATATGATGACAACGAGACCATAGGAGGAAACACAGGTTTCTACTTTGGCGTGAACAGTTGGGGTAGGTCGTGGGGTGATGATGGACGATTCAGTATGGCATATGACTACCTACACAGCGATAGGGTCCAATCGGCTTATGTGTTTGAGTTGTATAACGAAGATATAGGGTTGAAGGTGGGAAGCAGGGAAATGCTTGTCGGAGATTCTATTGTATATCTCGAACAGCCAGTAGTTCTGTTGAATGGTAAAACAGTGGTGCCTCTAAGGGATGTGTTCGAATCTCTTGGATATGGTGTTGACTGGGATAACGGCAATATTACAATTTACAAAAAGTGAGGTGTTCATGTGAGTGAACATAGGTGTTTAAGGGACGGTGAGATATCGGAACTAAAGACAAACATGACAGCGGTATTCAAGAGGATAGATGAAATGCGTAACATATATGAAAATCTGTCTAAGCTGACGGACAGTGTACACAACCTAACCGTTACCATGTCTATATTCGGGGAGCAGATGAAGGACACTAAGGAGGATTTGCTTGATGTTAAGAAGGACCTAGATGTTATAAAGTCCGTCCCCATCGACGAATACAGGGATATCAAGAGGATGGTTGTTGGTGCCGTTATAGGAGCTATCGTAACCACGATAGTCGTAGGTGTTATGGAGGTGATATGATGAATATTAACAGGAAATTGGTAGAACATAACTTTACCAAGGGAAGGTATGGCAAGAGGATTGAGTACATTGTCGTGCATGACACCGGCAACGAAAAACCCTTGGCTACAGCCGATGCACACTACAGGTACTTCAACAAGCCGGGAAGGAACGCATCGGCACACTATTTCGTGGACGAGAAAGAGGTCCTACAGATAATAGACGATAAGGACACCGCTTGGCATTGTGGCGATGGCAAGGGACGTTATGGAATAACCAACTCCAACTCAATAGGGGTTGAGATTTGCATAAACGACGGAAATTACGACACGGAGATAAAGAGGACCGTAGAGCTTGTGAAACATCTTATGGATAAGCACAATATACCTGTAGACAAGGTGGTTAGGCACTATGACGCTTCTAGGAAGCTTTGTCCCGCAAAACTGTCTGCCAACAACTGGAAGAAGTGGCATGAGTTCAAGGATATGCTTGAAGAAAAGGAAGGAGTGAAGGTCAAGATAAGGAACAGGATGTACTACATGGACGGGGTTTTTCAGGATGACAAGAACTATGTGAGCATAAGGGAATTGGCCGAGGCATTGGGCCATACGGTTACATGGGACAAGTCAAACCAGACGGTGGTGATTAGGTGAGCCAATTTACAGATGATGAACTGAAGGCTATCCTTTGGTCCATGAACAATCCAGAACCGAAAAAGAAAATGAATAAAATGGATAAGTACCTTATGTTCCTGACGATACTGACCCTTGGGATTATAGGTGCTTATTTTTATACCATATTCACGACAGGCATAGAGCCTACTGTACTTGTCGACAACTGGTTTCGTGTGGTGATAGCAGAAGTAATCGCCATGATGGGGATAAAGATATCTAAGGAATGGAGGTCTAAAGAATGATAGAATTTATGATTGCTAATTGGGACAGTGTTGCACTGTTTGTGGTTTTGGTGGTAGCTCTTGCACTTATGGTGCAAAAGGGATATACGGCACAGGTGAAGCAGATACTTTTTTACCTTGTAACAGAGGCCGAAGCACAATTTGGCGGAGGAACAGGCGAGCTTAAGTATTCCGCCGTAAGCACGTGGCTATATGACAGGTTGCCGTTGGTTGCAAAGCTTGTTTTCACAAACAAGTCCATAGACGAACTGATAGAACAGGCAGTGTTGGAAATGAAGGAATACCTAGAAAAAAACAAAAAGGCACAGAAACTTGTTCTGGGTGTTGAAGAGGAATAAAACAAGTTAATGGAATGAGGTGGTTAGATGGCTACGAGTTACGCATATGACCCTAGGGGTAGGAAGGTTGAAGTCGAGATTAGAGACGGCAAGACCTACACCAAGGACGGCAGTAGGATAGGGACAGGTTATACCGTACAGACAGGTGGCGGTATATATAAGATGACTGACAAGGGTGGAGTGAAGGTAGATTCCCACAACACAAGAAGGACCTCCAGTAGAGATAGTGATGACAGAAGGACTTCTAGCCGAGATAGTGGAAGTAGAACATCTAGTAGGGATAGAGACGACAGAAGGACTTCTAGTCGTGACAGTGGAAGCAGAACTTCTAGCAGAGACCGTGACCCTAGAAGAGATATAGCCGATACTTTGGCTAACACTGAAAGCAACATAGGTAAGATAGGGGATAACTTCTACTATGACAAGTCATATTTTGACAAGAGAAATTCAGATACAAGCACTTACATGGGAAGTAATAATGAATTTGCCAAGAAGTACGAAGATGTAATAAACAACTTCTATAATTACAACAAAGAACAGGGCAAGGAAATAACTAGCCAAGTGGCACTGGACATGTTCAAGTCCAACCTTGAGCAGTCCCTTAGAGGAAATACTCCAATGTACAAGGGTGGAGGTGTCATGAGTACCGAGGCATGGAACGAAGCTCTTGAGGATTACAAAAGGAACAAAGACCTTGCTTATCAGGAATCAAAGGACAAGGAGTTTACCGACGTGAGTGGAAGGACTAGGACCGGTAAGGATATCCTAGACGACCTATCCAAGAACGTCGAGGGCGAATACAGGGTAAGGCCTGAATATGCAGACCTAGGAAAAAACAAATCCGGAAAGACACAGGAAGAGTTGAGGGCCGAGTGGGAAGATTTATATAATGGTAATGTAGAAGATAGTCCTGAACTGACAGGATATAACGGAATAGACCAAGCTCT